GCCGGGGGCGGCATCCACCAGGGCGGCGCCTCCCCGGGCTCCGGTGGGCGGGCTGGTAGCGGGGCCCCGGCGGGGATGATCTGGGACGGGATGATGGGCTGGTCGGTCATGGGAGTCCTCTTGGGAACGTCATGGGCGTGGCCGAAGGGGCGGGCGCCGAGGCGTCGGAGGTAGTGGCGGGCACGAAGCTCGTCGCCGTCGGGGGACGGCTGCGTGCCCATCACGCGTCCTGGCCGGTGGTGACCGGCAGCGGGGGCGGCGTCCCGAGCAGCAGAACGCCGCCCGGGTCCGCCTTCAAACGGGCACCCCTACGTGGAAGTTGGGCAGGTCGTTCGGGTGGAAGAGGTTGCGTCCGTTGATGTCCTTGGAGTGGACGGGGATGCGTCCCGCGGCGACCCAGTTGCGGGCGGTCGACGGCTTGATGCCGTAGTGGTCGGCGACGTCTGCGGTCGTCATCAGGGGTGGCTCGGGCGGGGGCCCGTCGTCTGCGTCCGGGTCGTCCTCGGGCGTGTCCTCGGCGTCCTGCGAGCCCAGTGCCGGGGGCGTCGGGCGGGCGACGATCGGCAGCATGCGGGCCCCCTGCGGGACGGGCGTCGGAAGGGGCGGGACGCTGGAGGACGCGGGCGCGTCCTGGGCGTCCTCGGTGTCCTGGGGGGTGTCCTGCCACGGGGACGGGAGGTCGATCGTGGCGAGGGACTCGGCGTGCCGGCGGGCGGCGAGCAGCTCGAGGAGCTTGGTCCGCTGCTCCTCGGACGCGCCAGCTTGTGCCTTGCCGACGGCGACGGACAGGCGGCGGGCGACCCGGGTGCGGCCGCGGGCGCCCGGCTTCATCTCGGCGAGCCGGGCGGCGAGGCCGACGGCCTTCACGGTCCACCGGTCGCGGGTGATCTGCTCGGCGGAGCGGTCGCGGACGGCGAGCCCGAGCCGGGACAGCAGCCGCTCCCGGGCCTCGCGGGCGAGGAGAGCGGGCAGCGACTGGGAGGCCGCCTCCGGGCTGGCGTGGCGGAGTTCGATGCCCATGGCGAGGTGCCAGAGCAGGGCGGCGAGGATCGGGCCGACGACGGCGCGGACGGTGCCGCCGACGAATCCGGACTCCGAGTAGGCGGGGATGACCTGCACGCCGGTGATGACCCACACCAGGACGCCGGGGGTGCCGGGGGTGCCCTGCGGGGAGCGGAGGTTCTGGCGGGCCATGAGGGCGCAGGAGAACAGGGCGAGTTCGGCGGCGGCGAACATGGCGGCGCGTTCGACGTCGGAGGCCATGCCGAGGCGGTGCTCGGCGAAGCGCCAGCTGGTGTCTGCGCTGTAGGCGGTGCAGGCCATCGCGGCGAGGGAGGCGACCGCCACGGCGGCCGGCGTCTTCCGCAGGGGCCGCAGCAGCAGTGCCACGACGGCGACCAGGAGGACGCCGGCGGCGCCGGCCAGAAGCGGCTGGGACTGCGCCCAGGCGGTGAGCGTGCTCATCGGCGCTCACCCCGCAGGTGCGTCAGCTCGTCGAGGGCGCGGTCGAGACGGGCGGCGGCGGCGCGGAGGGCGCGGGTGAGGTGCCGGCCGTCCTCGGTGGCGACGGTCGCGTCGACCTCGACCCGGAGCGTGAGCAGCGGCCGCGACTCGGGCTGGGTCTCGCCGTGCGGGGCCTGGGTGAGGCGGGCCTCGAGGATCGGGGCGCGGCCGTACCGGGCGGTGAGGACGTCGGCGGTGATGACGGGCCCGTTGTGGGTGATGTCGGCGAGGTGGCCGACGAGGTCGTCGTCGTGGCCGATGCACCAGGCCGGCTCGGGCACGGTGATCTCGCCGTGGTCGAGGGTCTGCAGGATGACGGTGCGGTCCCGGTAGCGCGGGGACTGTCGGCGGGGCTCGCTCATCGGGTCGCCTCCGTCTCGGCGCCGAGGGCGCGGAGCAGGATGCGGAGCGACTCGGAGAGCGCGCCGTGGGCCTGGGCGTAGCCGAACTCGTCGAAGCCGCTGGTGTCGCCGTAGGCGGCGAGCATCTTCTGGGCGACGGTCACGGCGGACTCGAGCTCGCTGCGCTGGCGCAGCTGGTCGCGGACGGCGTCGGCGGCGGCTCCGTAGAGGGGCTCGGCCGTGTTGATCTGCGCGCTTTCGGGCGCGCTAAGGTTCTGCTGGGCCATGGAGGGCTCATCTCCTGTGGTCAAGTGACCAGGTGTCTCACCACCTGGTTGCGTAGAGGGTCGGGCGGCGCGCGCGCCTCCTCGGTGTTCCAGCACCGTGGAGAGCTGCTGTCCGGCCCTCGCTGTCTATTCGGTTGTGTACTTCTTGATCGCGTGAGCGACGGCCGTCCAGCTGAGACCGAGATCCTTCGCCAGCGCGTACACACTGCCGAGTTCACCGGCCCCTTCCTTCAGGGCGGTCGCCCGTCGTCTGCGGGCCTGCTCCACCTGGTCCTCGAGCTGTTCCAGCAACTCGTCTTCCATGCGGAGGCGGTCCCGCCAGGGAGGCGTTTCCACCTCTCCGAGGTTATCACTAACCCCCCTATGCGCAAGGGGGTTAGCGATACTCACGCCGCCTTCCCCGGCTGGAAGTGGAGCAGCAGCAACAGGTCCTGCTCGGACTCGTAGGTGTAGCTACACCAGCGGCATTGGATCCGCGTCTGGCCGGGAAGCCGGGAGATCACCGCACCGCACACCACGCCTTCCGCAGTGATCGCCACGCACGTACCGAGCCGCTGCGGCCGGGGTGCCGGGTCCCCAACGATCGTGCGGGCCTGCGTCTCCAGCTCGCCCACCTCGCGCGCCATCTCCCCGGCCGCCGGGTAGTGGTCGACCACCCAGTCGATTTCCATGGCCAGCCATCGGCAGTTGGCGTCCAGGGAGGCCGGCGGCGGCGGGGAGTGCTGCGGCCAGCGCTCCCGCTGCACGTCCACCCGCCACAGCTGCAGCACCTCGGCGGCCCGCGCCATGTTCACCGTGTCGAGGACGTCCTCGTCGAGCGGCGACCGCGGGCCCGCCGCCGCCTTCGTCGCGACGATGTCACCCCAACCGGACCGGCGAGGCACCAGGCACTCGCCGACCTCGGCGTACAGGGTGGGCAGGTCGTCCAGCCGCTTGGCCAGCTGCACGGTGTGCCGCTCGCACAGGTACCGGCCTGCGGTTTCCTCGCCGCACAGCTCGCAGTTGGTCACGGGACGAGTCCGTAACGCTGCTGGACCTGGTACAGCTCCAGGCTGCTCATGAAGTGGTCGCCGGCCGCGCGGCGGCGGGCCTGGTGGGACTCGGCGAGGCTGCGGCGGGCCTGCCGCATGTCGAGGGCGATGTGCCAGATGGCCACAAGGTTGGCGCCGACCAACAGGCCGGTGATCAGCATGGTGATCTCGTTGGGGGTCACGATCCCTCCCCTTTCGTGGTGTGCTGGCCTGACGGCCGGGCCTGATAAGGACAGGCCCGGCCGATCAGACGGCGATGAACAGCTGCGGCAGGGCGGACAGCTCCTTGCGCGCCGCCAATTGCTTCTGGCGGTAGGCCTCGACTTCGGCGATCTCCTGGGTGAACGCGTCAGTCACGGCGTCGAAACCGCCCCACTCGTCGATGTGGCGACGGAGCTTGCCGAGTGCCTCGTCAAACAGGGATTGCGTCTTCTCGACCTGATCGCCGTACATCGCGCGGTGGGCTTCCTTCCATTCATCGCGGCGTCGTTCCTCGTCCGGCGTAAGGGGTTTCTCAGCCTCCTGCCGGAGGTATCGCAGGTGCGCAGCGTGTTCCGCGGCGTCGGTTGCTGCAGCCCCGGCCATCGACAGGACCGGGAAGTCGGTGGTTCCGGAGAGCTCTGGCGGCAGCTCGAGGGCCGGCTCGTAGGTGGGCCACTTGCGGTAGCTGTCGTATGCCTGCGCTCGGGGCGTGAGGATCGTGTCGCCGCCAGCCTTGAGGCCCATGTAGACCAGGGCGTCGAGGTACCGGTCGGCGGCTTGGCTCTTATGAGTGTGCTGGGGGTAGTAGTTGCCGTTGTAGCTCCGCCGGTTGAAGTCGGGCACGACAGGGACGTTGGCGCGCAAGAGCTCGCTGCCGCGCTGCCAAACGATGTGCCAGTGCTCGTCTTCGTCGCTGCACTTATCCGGGTGGTAGTTGACGATGCCCCACGGCTCACCGTTGAGGGTGCCGTCGTCAGCAATCAGTGGTGCCTTCTTGAGCTGTCGGAAGACCGCAAGGGTGACCTGCTTGCCGCTGATGGTGAGGGTCTTCACTTCAACCGTGGCGGTGGTGATGGTGGCGTTTTGGGTGGTCAGCTGTTTGCTCATCGGTTCCCCTTGATCTGTTCTTCGAGGCTGCGGATGGCGGCCTGCCGACTGCCGCACTGGTCCTTCAGGGTGGCCGCCATGGCGTCGGCGAGGTGGATGGCGACGTCCATCAGGTTCATGATTCCGTCCGGCCTCATGAGGCGGGTGATTTCGTCGTAGGCAGCGGCCTGGTCCTGCGAGCGGAGCCGGTGGAGGACCAGGTTCATGGCCTTGTGGCGAACGTCGGCTGTGGGCGGGCCGGTCGGCTGGGGCGGGCGAATCGGGGTGACGCTCACGGTTCCTCCTCAGTGCTGGGGGTGAATCGGTCCGGCCAGAGACGGGCCAGGTACTCGGCGACCTCTGGGGTCGGCCCGGGAGATCGTGTGCCTGCTGGCCACGCGCCGGGGCGTGCCCGCTGGATGGCGGGCGGTGGTTCGGCAGCGGGTCGCGGCTTGGCGGCCTTCACGGGCAGGCCGCTCGCCATCAGCAACAGGGCCGCGATATCGCCCTGCGCGCGGGCGGCTGCGATGTCCTCGGGGGTCAGCTCGCTCATGTCTGGGCCATGTCGATGAACCGGCTGAAGTGCAGCTGAGACGCGACGGTGATCGTTGCGGTGGGCCCGTTGCGGTGCTTGTCGACGATCAGGTCCGTCTCGCCGGCCCGCGGGGATTCCTTGGTGTAGGCGTCCTCGCGGTGGACGAGGATCACGACGTCGGCGTCCTGCTCGAGAGATCCGGACTCGCGCAGGTCGGCCTTGGTCGGCTTCTTGTCCTGCCGCTTCTCGGACTCCCGGTTGAGCTGGGAGAGGACCACGACGGGCACCTCGAGTTCCTTGGCGAGGAGCTTGAGGCTGCGGCTCATCTCGGAGACTTCGAGCTGTCGGTTGTCTCGCCGGGTGGTGCCCGCGGTGAGCAGCTGGAGGTAGTCGATGACGACCAGGTCGAGGCCGCCCTGCTGCTTGAGGCGTCGGCACTTGGCCTTGATCTGGGCGACGGTCTGGTTGGGGCCGGCGTCGATGACGAGCGGGGCGGCGGCGATGTCGGGTGTGCGCCGGGCGATGCGGGTCCAGTCGTCGTCGGTCATCATCCCGCCCCGGATATGGTGCAGGCCGACGCGGGCCTCGGCCGAGGTGATGCGGGCCTGCACCTCGCGGCGGGACATCTCCAGGCTGAACAGGACGGACGGGCGGCCGTGCTTGATGGAGCAGGACCGGAGGAAGTCGACCCCGAGCGTCGACTTTCCGAGGCCGGGCCGCCCGGCGACGATGATGACCTGCCCGGGGTGGAGCCCGTTCAGCAGACTGTCGAGGTCGGTGAAGCCGGTGGGCACGCCCATCGCGGTGCCGTTGCGGGCGAGTCCGTCGAGTTCCTCGAGGAACTCGCCGTAGTCGTCGCCGAGCGGGGCGAAGTCGGTGTCGTCGTCGATGGTGGTGATGTTGGCGATCTCGGTGGCGGCAGCGTCGACAGCTTCGGCGGCGTCCTGGCCGGAGTAGCCGAGGCTGGCGATGGTCGCGCCGGCCGTGATGAGGCGTCTGCGGGTCGCGCAGTCTCGGACGATCTCCGCGTGGTAGCCGGCGTTGGCCGCCGTCGGCACGTGGTTGATCAGGTCGTGGACGGCGAGTGCTCCGCCCACTTTGCCGAGCGTGCCCTGTTCGCGCAGGTAGTTGGTGATCGCGATGGGGTCGGTGGGCTCCCCCTTGGCGAACATCGTGACGATGGCGTCGAACAGGACTTCGTGGGCGGGCTGGTGGAAGGCGGCACCCGTGATGATCTCGATGACGTCCGCGATGGCGTCGCGGGACAGGAGCATCCCGCCCAGGACGGCGCGCTCGGCGGCCAGGTCGTGCGGCAGGGGGCGCTCGTAAGGCTGCTCGCTCACTTGCTGACCTTCTTCCGGCGGTCGGTGCCCTTGAGGGCGGTGCGCTCGCACATCTCGGCGATGCGGGAGGCGACGCGGTCGCCGACGGTCGCGCCGAGTTGGGCGGGCAGCACGTTGGTGGTGAAGATCGAGGGCAGGCAGCGCTCGTACCGGTCGTTGATCAGCCGGTAGGTGACCTCTTCCGCCCATTCGGTGAGCTTGGCCGCGCCGAGGTCGTCGATGAACAGCAGCGGGGCGTGGGCGATGGACTCGTAGTCGGAGTCCGCACGGCGGTCGTCACGGGGCCTCAGGGCGGCGTACAGGTTCGCCGCGGTGTAGGCCTGCCACTTGATCGTGCTGCCGGTCTCAGCGACCGCACGGAGGACGCTGTAGCCGTAGTGGGTCTTGCCGACGCCCACGGGGCCGACGAGCAGCAGCGACTGGGTGTCGTGTGGCGCGGCGACGACGCGGGCCGCCCAGTCTCGGGCCGCCGCGTCGGGCTCGGCCTTGGCGAAGCGGAGCGGTACGTGCTCGTCGAAGTAGTCGAGAGCCTGCTGGCGGCGGTCGTCGACCTGCTCCTGCAGTTCGCCCCGCAGGAACGTGAACTCGGCCGGGGTGAGGTCGGCGACGGGGCGCTGCCCGGTGTAGTGCTCGCGCAGGTGCTCGGCGAACTGGTCGGGGTCGAGGCCGGCGGCCTGGGCGTGCGACCGGGCGGCGGGCTCGCCGGGGAGGGCGTACCTGCCGGGCGGGATACCGAGACCGGCGTGGTCGAGGGTGAGGGTGCTGAAGTGCTTGTTCATGCCACTTCCTGGTCGTAGTCGTCTTGGTTCTCGGGGTCGCGGTACGGGCCGTTGCGGCGACCGCGGATCTTGCCGAGGGCGGTGTCGAGGGTTCCGCCGGAGATGGACCAGCCCGAGATGGCTAGGTCGTTGAGGGCGTGCGCGAGTTCGTTGCGTTCGACGCCGTTCTTCATCGCGTTGCGGACGATCTTGAGGACGGCGGCGTAGGGCTGGGCCCTGCCCTTGCCGTGCACCTTCCAGAAGGCGGCGGTGAGTTCGTCAGCCACCTGGTGCGGGTTCGGCTTGGCTGGCTCGCTGCTGGAGCTGTCCTCAGGCTTGGCTTCTGGTGCGTCAGTGCCAGAAGAGGAAGTTGTAGTTGAGGAAGTAGAGGGGTAGGGGTGGTTCTTTTGACCACCCTTCGTGGTCGAAAAAGACCACCCTTCAGGGTCCGTAGGGTGGTTCATTTCGCCACCCTGGGGTTCTTCCTGGTCGGGCTCGTAGGGTGGTTCATTCGACCCGGCTACGGGGTCCGTAGGGTGGTCGATTTCGCCATCCATCGAGTCGGCCGGTCCGAGGTGCAGGAACCGGTACTTGGCGGTGCGGCCGTTGTGCCCCTTGCCGACCTGCTCCAGGACCTTCTCCGCCTTGAGGCGGGCAATGATCCGCAGCATCTTCCGGCTGTCGGGGACCATGGCGCAGCGCATGATCTCCTCGTCGACGACGCTGTTGTACGTCAGGCGTGTGTCGTCGTTGGCGTCGTCCGCCAGCACCAGGGCGGTGAGCTTCTCCTGGTGGGTGAGCGTGGGGGGAGCCCACAGCTTCACCTCACGGAACAACAGGAAACCCATCACCCCTCCGCCCTCTCGCGAGCGGCCCGACCCGGGGCCTCCCGAGCGATGCGGCTGCCGCCGGTAGTGCTCTTCACAAACAGCTCTTCTCTGCGCTGGTGTGCGTTGCCGGGGCGCGGGCGGCCGGGGCCGCCCGCGCCGGTCAGGCAGATCTCTGGGTGGTGGCGACGACGGCGACGACGATGTCGTCCCGGTGTCTCTCGCAGGCCGGGACGTCGTAGCGCCGGTTGGGGCCCGAGAAGGTGCTGACGACGTGCTTGGCGGTCGTGCCGCACCCGCCGCACCGGTAGTTCGGATTGTTGTGCGGCGAGTCGGGTCCGTCGGGGCAGTCGCACCAGGTGCACTGCTCGCCGTTGGCTGCGGTGACGACGACCGGCATGAGGCTGGGGTCAGCGGCGGCGGTACGACCGGCGGCCAGCGCCTGGTCGGACAGGAACGTGTCCTGCGGCGTGCGGCTCACGCCTGCACCTCGCCGTCTCGGTCATAGACGGTGACCTGGAGGACGTCGGGGAAGAGGTGGGTGGGCAGGCCGAGGTACTGGGTGATGAGGAAGCGGGCGGCTATGTCGCGCTGGAGGTCGCTGGCCTGCGACGGGAGGTAGACGGTGGCGCGGCCCGAGTCGTGGATCGCGATGTAGCCGAAGAACTTCGGCTCGTTGATCTCCGTCGTGTCGAGGGTGACGTCCACCTGGGCGAGCAGGTCGCCCATGGGGAGGTCGCAGACCTGCTCCGGGGTGAGCTGGGTCGACGGCATCGTTGACGTCGTGGGAGCATTCATGCGAGTGGTTCCGTTCTACTTACAGGGATGGGCGGATTGCTCGACAGGAGCGGCCGGCTGGTACCCGGCCGCTTCGCCGTTTCCGGCGGACGATCCCGTCTGGTACACGGGACCGGCGCCGTTCTCCTGCGGGGCGAGCCCGAGGAAGCGGTGGAGGTCGATAGTCCGGGCGACGCGTCGGCGTCCCAGGCGGATGACCTCGACAGGCAGGCGGCCCTCGGCCGCGAGCTGGTAGGTGGTGGACTCGGCGAGCCCCAGGGCCCGTCCGACGGTCGGCCACAGGGGCACGACGGCGGGCTGGTCGAGGATCTCGGCGATCGTCAAAGCCGGGGCGGTCATGCGGCTTCCCTCTCGGCGCCCGTCAGGCCGAGCACCTGCGCCCACTTCAAGGCCACAGAGCCTCGCGGCTGATTCGCGCCGGTCTCCCACCTCGAGACGGTGGAGGGGCTAGCGCCGATGGTGCGTGCGAGTTCGCGGAGTCCGATGTGCCGCGCCTCTCTCAAGGCGCGTGCGCGTCCGCTTGCAGCAAGACAGCGCAGCTCACCGACCATCCGAAGTTCTTCCGGGGTCATGCGAAAGATGAAACACGATGGGGAGGCGTTGCGCAACTGTTCCCAGACACGTTTCAGAATGATCTTCGGGAAGTGTTGCAGAACTGTCCCGACACCGCGACGATGGCGTCATGACAGCGTTGAGCCTGAAGGTGGAGATCGGGGAAGCCGAAGAGCGACCTGACTCCCTCGTCGCCACCGTGACGATTAGTGATGAACGTTATGAGCAGCTACTAGTGATCTTCGACTACCTAGTGGAAGGTGAAGAAGATCCAAAACTTCACGTGGTGCATTTCGAGCCTCGGGCTGAGGCACTGAAATCCGGCGATGTGCCACATCTGACGCCGACCCTCATCCGAGATTTCCCCATGAGCCAGTGGGACCGGATCGCGCAGGCCGCAGTGCGCAGGTCGCGCGCCACCCATCTACTACAGGGCGCCAAGAATTCACTGGAATCGACAAACGTCAGAGTGATGGGCATCAAGCCAGCAGTTGAGTCCGATCATCCGACGCCCCTCGAGTGGGGACCATCGAAGATCGAGGCCGTTGACCTGCCAAAACCGAAGCCGGAAGACGTAGTGGCGGTCCTCGCCCCCGGCTTGAGCCCCGAGCAAGGCGCAGGGGCGAGACGGCGCTGGAACAGTTTGATGCGGTACGTCAAGATCTACACTGAGTACGAAGAACTGCTCGCCAGCGGAAATACAGATCCCATCACGGCTCTGGCTCAACAGAATGACGTCGCGAAAGCTACAGTTCGATCTTGGCTCCACAGAGCAAGGGAAGCGGGTGTGGATAAAGTCGTTCACCTCGGGTTGTCTCAGCTACCGCTCTTCGCGCTCCCCGAGGACCCTCTTGTACAACCGGACCCCCCTAAGGACAAAGACCAGTGAAAGGTTCGACGTACCGACGCTGTTACTGCCGGGACGGTAGCGGCAAGGTGCTGGGCAAGTCGTGCCCGCAGCTGTCGAGCCGCCGTCATGGGGTCTGGGCTGTACGTCAGGAGCTTCCGCCGCGCGCCGACGGCGGCCGGCGCTCCTTCTCCCGCTCCGGGTACGGCACAGCCAAGGAAGCCCAGGCAGACCTCGACAAGGTCCGCGCTCTCCTCGACCTCGCTCCCGGGGACGATCAGGAAGCGCAGACGAAGATCGGTGACCTGCTCGAGGCGGTCAGCAAGAACAAGAACGCTCCGCTCCCCGACCTCGGTGAGACGCGCCGCCGGTTCCGCGCGGGCCAGCCGCTTACGTCGAAGCTGACGGTCGGGGACTGGCTGGACGAGTGGGTGGAGTCGAAGAAGCGGAAGAGGTCCACGCTCAACGGCTACAGCTCCCACATCCGCGTGCACCTCAAGCCGGGCCTCGGCCACATCCTTCTGGACCGGTTGAACGTCGGGCACCTGGTGGAGTTCTTCGACGCCATCGACACGGCGAACGAGACGATCGAGGCGGAGAATCAGCAGCGGCGCGAGCAGGAGGCGCGGGCGACGTGGGGGAAGCGGTCCCGGCCGCCGGCGTCCGAGACGGCCCGGCTGGCCGTGGAGCGGGCGAAGCTGGAGGAGTTGCCCCCGTACCGGCGGATGACGGGCCCGGCGACCCAGCAGCGGATCCGGGCAACGCTCAGGTCGGCGCTCAATGCGGCGATCTCGCAGCAGCTGCTGACGTTCAACCCGGCGGCGCACGTGGAGCTCGCGTCGGGGAAGCGGCCGAAGGCTGTGCTGTGGACGCCGGAGCATGTGGAGCGGTGGCAGCGGTCGGGCGAGAAGCCGTCAGGGGTGATGGTGTGGACGCCTGTTCAGGTCGGCGAGTTCCTCGACCACGCCGAACAGGACCGGCTGTACGCGCTGTTCCACCTGATCGCGTTCCGTGGGCTGCGCCGCGGCGAGGCGGTCGGGCAGGACTGGGCCGGGATCAACTTCGCCAAGGCGCAGCTGACGGTCTCCAAGACGATCATCCAGGACGGGTGGACGCCGGTGGAGAGCGATCCGAAGACGGAGGGCAGCGCGGCGACGATCGCGCTCGGGCCGGCCACTCTGCAGGTTCTGGCTGAGCACCGTGTGCGGCAGCAGGCGGAGCGTCAGGCGTACCTGGACAACGGGCTGCCGTGGCAGGAGACGGGCAAGGTGTTCGTCGACGAGGACGGCGGATGGCTGCACCCGGAGAAGGTGTCGGACGTCTTCCGCCGGCTGTGCCGGGAGGCCGGGCTCCCGCCCATCAACCTTCGTGATCTACGCCACGTGGCCGCAACTCTGATCCATGCGGGTGGAGGTGACCTTCATGCGATCAAGGAGACGCTGCGGCACGGCACGATCCAGCTAGCGTCCGACACGTACACGTCCCTGCTGCCCCAGGTCGACCAGGAGGTGGCGAGGAATGCGGAGAGCATCGTCCCGCGTGCCCGCCGCCCCCTGCCGTCTGACACTGCCGCTCACGCATCGCTCACGCAGAACGCTGGAAACGACTGAGCGCCCGTCCTGGTCTAAACCAGTTCGGGCGCTCGGATCGCTGGTGACACCTGTTTTTCGAACGGGTGTCCTGGTGGGGCGGGTGGGACTCGAACCCACGGCCGACGGATTATGAGTCCGAAGTTTCTACTCCGGGTGACTCCGGGTGACTCCGGATGCTCTAAGAATCCCTGGTCGCGGTGGCCGATCCCTCCGGCTCACTCCGCCGATTCCGGCTCCCTTGCGGACCTCCGCTCACGCACCGCTCACGCAATCCCCCGGTCCCGCGTGAGCGCTGACCTGCGCAGATCCCATTGTCCCGCACTCACCCGCGCACCACAATGCCCGGACACGGAGCGGCCCCGGTCGACGACGGGGCGTCGGCCGGGGCCGCGGATCCCGTCCGCCCCGGAGCACGGGGAGCACGAGAGCGGTCGGGAATCGAGTGAGCGGGCCGCCTTCTTGTGGTGCTTCGCCGTCGGCGGCCCGCTCGTCCTGGCTCCGGCCTTCAGGCAGGCGCGGCGTGCCAGGAGTGTGGGTGAGCGGCCCGCCCCCGACGGGGGCGGGTGACGGGCCGCTCGGTCCCGCGCCCGGTGTGATCGGCGGACTGCACTCCGGGCGCGGGAGTCTCAGGGCAGCCGGTGCTCGTGCTTCGGGTGGCGGCGCATCCAGACGTTGCAGTCGGACACGCGGGTGTCGTCGCCGGCCTTCCGCCACCGCTCCCGCTCGTCGGCCAGGCGCGCGCACTTCTCGCAGCCGGGGACCGGGTCCGGTTCGGGGACCGGCATGCCCAGGTAGACCGGGCCGTCCATCAGCTTCTGCTGCTCGGTCACAGTCCGCCCTTCCTCATTAGTCGGTTGGCCGCGATGGCGACCGGGCAGGCCGGGTCCGTTTGGCACTGGGCGCAGGCCGGGGCGTGGGCGAGGAGCAGGCGGTAGGCGGCGGCACCAGCGCAGTGGGCGCAGCCGCGGGGGAAGAGTTGGCCGCCCTCGGGGGCGGGCCGCTCGCCGGCGTCCTCTGCGGTGTCGGCGGTGAGCAGCGTGGCGCACCAGGCGCAGGCGGCGCCGCGGCGCTGTGCCTCGGACAGCGTGGAGGTGTCGGGCAGCGGCAGTAGTAGGACGCCGTCTGTCCGTAAGGCGGTGGGCTGGATAGTCTCTGGCACGTCGACGCTCCTTGTCAGCGTTGGCCACGCCCCCGGACCGGTCGCACGGTCGCGGGGGTCATCCGTGAGACGACGCTACCGCCACTTGTCACCTGTTGTCAGGTGACGTCACACGACGAGAAGCATCGTCGTATGGCTCCTACGGTCGATATATGACCCTGGATCTCGACGGGCCCGACCCGCTGTACGAGCAGATCGCCGAGGTCCTCGCTGCCCGCATCGCCGACGGCACGTACCCGCCGCGCCGGCGCATCCCGTCGGAGGCCGGAATCGTTGACGAGTTCGGGGTGTCCCGGCCGACCGCGCGGGCTGCGGTGCAGCTGCTCGTCGAACGCGGCCTGGTCCACACCGTGCGCGGCAAAGGCAGCTTCGTGGTGGACGCGCCGCCCAGGCATGACGAAACGCCCCCGCCCTCCCCATGAGCGGGGAAGGGCGGGGGCATAGGTGGCTGGGGGTGAGTCGTCCCGGGCCGGCCTCCCACCACGGGGCCGGGCCGGGACTCACAGCTCCACGTCGTGCAGGTACGGGCGGACCTCGTCGGGCATCGGCTGCGGGGGCGGCGGCGGTTCGAGGCGCTGCTGCCGCATGTAGGCGACCAGGGACCGGGCCCAACTGGCGACGTACCGCAGCGCGTAATCCTGGGTGCTGATCCGTGCCCGGTCCCTCTCGGCCTCCTCCTCCAGCTCGTCGATGCGCTGGCCCTGCCGGGTGATCTCCTTCTCCATCCGGTCGGTGACCGCAGCGAAGTCGTCCCTCCTCTGCTGGCCGCGCGGCTGGCGCCGGCCGATGATGGCGGCGGCGATACCGCCGATGGCGGTGACGCCGGCGACGGCCAGCGCACTGAGCGCGGTCAGCATTTCAGGTCTCACGCGGCTGCTCCGTTCGTGCTGGTGGCTCGTCCCATCCGATCGCTACGAGGTTGACCGCACCGAACGAGCCGAAAATCATGGCAATGACCCAGCCCCGGGGGGATCCACCGAGCGGCCACCAGGAGACGAGGTAGGCCCCGGCCCAGGCGGACGCGATGAGCCACACCGCGACGTACCCCGGCCAGTCCCGGCGCTGCGGCAGCCACGCGCAGACGAGTGCGGTGAGGCCGGCGGCGATCCAGGCCCAGCCCCACGCGCTGAGCGGCATGACCTTCAAGAGCAGCGCCAGGCCCTGCCGGTCGCCCGTCGGCTGGACGACCTGCCCGGAGCCGTACCCGGCGGCGACGATGCCCTTGAGGGTGAGGAGTGCGCCGCGGCGGCCCAGTCGCCTGGTGAGCCGCCGGGCCGCCCAACGCATCAGACGCTCGGCGCCGTGCTGGCGCTGTTCTTCGGCCCGATCAGGCGGGCCGCGATCCCCTTCACCAGGGTCACGACGGCGGCCAGGCCGGCGGTGCCGACGCCCTCCCAGAAGGACACGGTGAGCATGTCGACCGGGCCCGCCGCGAGGGCGACCGCGCCGGCCGCGCCGAGGAACGTCCAGATGATCCGTTCGATCAGGTCGACCGCGTAGGTGCGGGCAGTCTTCACGACGGTCTGGGTGTCGGGCAGGTTGATCTCAGACATGGGTCAGTCCTTCACGTCGAAGCCGTGCCGCTTGCCCAGCTGGACCAGCGACGTCTTGCCGGGGATGCCGTCGGCGTCGGTGCCGCGGTAGCCGAGGTGGCGCTGCCACCGGCTGTAGGCGTCCACGGTGGTGGTGCCGTAGTGGCCGTCCGCGTACCGCTTGGAGAGCAGGCCCTGGTCGACGAGGGCGGCCTCCACGGTGCGGACGCCGGCGTAGGTGACGGGCTGGCCGGACGCCTTGGGGTTGGTGCGGGCGGCGGCGACCAGCTGGGAGAGGTCGACGACCGGGCGGCGGGGCGTCGGCAGCGGCGCGGCTGGCGTCTTGTCGCCGAGTCGGTCGCCGATCCGGTCGCGCATGGACGCCATGGTGAAGCCGCGCGGGTCGACCTTCCCCGGCTGCCACTCGTTGTGCCCGATCACCGAGCGCTCGTTCCAGCCGTGCACCCTGCAGACCGCGGCCGCCGCCTTCTCGATGGCCTCCAGCTGGGCGGTCGGCCATGGGTCGTTGCCGTCGCCGAGGTTCTCGCACTCGAAGCCGTAGAAGTGCCGGTTCCCGTCGGTGTTCAGTTCGTCGTCGGTGGGCAGCGGGCGTTCGGAGATGACGGCGCGGAGCACGTCGTCGTCGCCCAGGCCGGCGTGGTTCGCGCGGCCGTAGCCGACGAGGTGCACGCGGCCGTCCTTGGTGATGACGCCGTGGCACAGCGGGCCGGGCAGACCGGAGTAGCCGCGGCGGCAGATGTCCACCGTGGTCTTCGCGCCCTTGGTCACGGTGTGGTGGATCAGCACACCGTGGACCGGGCCCCACGGGCCGACGTGGTTGCGGTTGTGGTCGCGCCAGTCGCCGACCTCGACGACCGTGAGACCCTCCGCGAGCAGGGCGGCCAGGAACGCGTCCGCGGACATGGGTGGTGCCACGAGGGCCTCCAGGAATGAGAAAGGCCCCGGCCTCAGCGGCGCGGGGCGGTGGGGCAGGGATGGGTCAGCTGGCGATGAAGGGCAGGAGCGTGTCGGCCATGTGCTGGAATCCGGCGTCGCTCATGTGGACGCCGTCCGTTCCGGCGGCGCCGGTGCCGGCGCTGGTACCCCAGTAGCCGGCCGCGTTCCAGACATCCCAGGAGTTCTGGCCGGTGGTCCACCAGTTGACGAGGGCGAACCCGTAGGTGTCGGCTAGCGGGCGGATCGCCCGGGAGTACTCCTGGTAGCGGTTGTTGGTGCCCTCGTGGGTGCCGATGTGGGGCAGCGCGACGATGATGTCCGTCCCGGCCCCGGCGGCGCCGCCTGCCCGGACGGCACGGATCCAGCCCATGACGTTGGTCAGCCAGGCGTCGCCGGTGACGTTGGTCGATGCATCGTTCGGTGCGGCTGAGTACGTCGCCAGATCCGCGGGGAAGGCGGTGCCGCCGTTCCAGACGGCGTTGAGGGACGCCGCGGTGTCGGTTCCGTAGCGGGAGCTGGTCGACCCCGCCAAGGCGAGGTTGTGCACGATGACCCCCGAGGCGGTCTCTCCGGACACGCCGCACACCGACACGTACTGGCCCGTCGTCCCGCCGGCGGCGACCTTGACGACGACGGTGTGCTCCGTGTTGGACAGGCCGGTGACCGTGGTGGTCTGGATCGCGGCCGTGCCGGAGGGCTGCGGCACGGACACGTCCGCCCCGCCGTCGATGCTGTACAGCATGGCGGGCCGAGTGCCCGACCCGGTCACCGTGTAGATCTTCACGGTGGTGCCGCGGGCCTTGAAGGTCAGCGAGCTACCGGCGACGTCGGAGTACAGGTAGGTGGCGCCGGGCCCGTAGCTGCTGCCGCCCTGCGTCCACGTCCCCGACTGGGCGACCGCGCTGCCGTTCGCCAGCCAGGCCGCGTAGGCGGTCGGGCTGCCCGCACCGGTCAGCGTGTTGGACAGGGAGACGCCGTGGAAGCCGCTGCCGCCGTCGCCGTAGGCGGCCTGCAGCGCGGTCGCGACGAGCCCGGGCCAGCTCTTGGTGCGCGGGTTGGAGGCGTAGTAGCCCAGGGTTGCCGAGCCGCCGACGCACACCATGCGGGCCAGGCCGGTGCCGGCCGCCGCCTTGTTCCGTGCGGCCAGCCAGTACTTCCCCCAGCCGTCGGGCACGTAGATGCCGGGCGGCGAGGGCTTCGGCGTGGACGCCGTGGTGTTCCCGACGATGCCGCGGCGCACGGTGGTGGTGGCCGTGTTGAGGCGGCCGGACACGGCGACCGCGCTGGACTCTCGGTAGACCCGGCTGTCGAGGACTCGGTTCGGGGCGGTCGGCTCCAGCGTGTTGGCGTCGTCGTACAGGCGGCAGCTGTCGGTCGCGTACAGCAGGCCCGTGGAGAGGATCGTGTTGTTGAAGCTGTTCGCGCCGAAGGTGTACGCGACCAGCCCGGCCGCCCCGCTGCGGAGGTTCACGTGGTTGAGGCGGAAGGTGTTGCTGCTGCCGCGCTCGACGTGGACCAGCTTGTCGAACTGCTCGAGGTTGATGCCGCGCCAGTGGGTGTGGGAGGTACCCCAGCCGCCGACGCCGGCGATGTGGATGCCGGTGCAGCCGGTGCCGGCGGCGATGGCCTCGCACATCTCGAACTCGATCTGGTTCATCACCCCGGAGTCCGTGGTGGACTCGACCTTGTAGGCGGTGCCGTTGTCGCCGACCAGGTCGACGAAGCAGCGCTCGAAGGTGCAGTCGCCGGGATTGAAGTCGGCGTGCTCGCTGTAGAGGCGGACACCGTTGCCGACGCCGCCGATCTCGATGTTCTCGAAAACTGAGCGGAACGGGCTGCCCAGGTTGATGGCCCACCCGGTGTGCGAGCCGTCCCACGGGCCGTTGAACTGCACATTCTTGAAGGTGGAGTTCCAGAAGGAGCGGTGCCCGCTCAGCTCGCCGTTGGTGGTCGAGGACGTCAGGGCATCGGTGGAGCCGCCGAAGTCGAACCCGATGTCGCTCATGTAGAGACGGACGACCTTGGTGAGATGAACGACCGACGAGATACCGGGCGTGCCCTTGAGCATGGTGGCGCGGGCGCCCTGGCCGCGCAGGATGATGCCGATCTCCACGTCGACATCGTCCGTCCCCTCGATGGACAGGGGCGCGGTCAGGTTGTACTCGCCGACGGTGAGCTGCACCTCGCCGCCGCCGTTGTCGCGGGCGTCGTCGAGGGCCGCCTGGATCTGCTCCTGGTCGGCGATGCCGTCGCACACCCAGGTCGCTGCGGCGCGGATGTCTGCCGGCGCGGTCGCGCTGGCCACGATCCGGCTGATCGATGTGTACGCCCCGCCGGTGCCGCCCCCGGCGCTGGCGTCCCGGGCTTCCATCCATGCTCGCGATGCGCCGCCCGCGTCGGCCCACATCCCGGTCACCCCGTCCGGCCCCTGGAAGCTGGGGATGAACCCGTACTCGTCGGCGGTGATGGTCGTGGTCGTGGTGCCGGACGCGTCGAGGAGGTCGGTGTACTGGGTACCCGCGTCGGGGTCGTCCCAGAACGTGAGGATGGCGCTGGACGGGACACCCCACAGGCCGTCTGTCGGCTGCACGACGTAGTCGGCGATACCTCGGCCGAAGTGGTAACGGGGCATGTCACACCACCCAACTGATTCCGGAGGCCGGTAGGACGCTCTCGCCCTTGGCGATCTGTGGTTTGTTCGTCAGCCACACCTGCCCGGGCCGGTCGGTGGTCCCCGAGTAGATGATGAACCGGCCGATCCGCTCGCCGCCCGTGATGTAGGCGACGCCGTACTGGTCCCGGTTCGGATGCCGGTACGCGGCCGGGATGAGTACGGGCAGCCTCGACTCGGTGCCCGCCGCCAGCGGGCCGTTCTCACGCGTCCACGACCCGAGCCGCAGATGCACTGACCCGTTGCGTTTCTCCAGCACGTGCTCGGCGTTGCTGCTCCACGCCAGCACCGGCGACGTCACGATGATCTGCCCGGAGTCGTCGAACACCGCCTGCCAGCTGCTCCCGGTCCAGACCCGCATGACGCCGGTGTCCAGCTCGAAGCACGTCTCGCCCGGGATCGGGTTGGGGTTACGGGTGGTGGACGTGCACGGGCGCGTCCGCGCGCCTACGTACTGCTCGGCGCGGGTCACCGTCACCGACGAGGCGCCCGCCAGGATGGTGGCCCTGGCGAGGGGGATCTCGTAGACGCCGGTGTCGCCGATGCTCTGGGTCAGGGCGGGGGCGCCCGCTCCCGGCGTGCCTTCCACGGCGACGGCACGGACGGTCCATGTCGACCTGTCCAGCCGCAGCACCACCCAGTCGATGCGGGTGGAGCTGGCGGCGTTCGCGGTGATGGGCAGGGTGGCGCCGGTGGATCCGGAGGTCCAGCCGTGGCCGCGCAGGCTGGCGTTCACGTTGGCGCGCAGGTTCACCGACAGGCCCGCGCCGGCGGTCACGACCGCGGTGTCGGCCGGGGTGCCGTACACCCCGTCGTCGGAGAACCGGGACGCGAGCCGTTCATGCTGCACGTCGGTGACGACGCGGTCATTGGCCGGGTCCGGCCATGAACTCTGTGCCATCGAGAGCTACCTCGCTTCCAGTCGTCCGAGTCGGCGGGCCAGATCTCGCACGGTGCGCACCGTGGCCGTCGTTGTCGTCTTGTCGCTGTCGCCGATCACGGCAGTGACCTGCTCCCCTTCATCAGGTGTGGCTTCCAGGCGGATCGTCTGGACGATGTCCGCGATCTCCAGTCCGGTGGGGAGTACGACCGTGACCTTGTCGCCGAGGCCGTAGTCCCGGCCGGCCTTCAGGTCCTCGGTGTCCACCGTCACGGTGGACAAGGAGGCTTGCGGGTTGTCGTCGCCGAGGGCGAGGGTCCCGGCCTGGGTGAGTTCCCCATCGGCGTCCGTCTTGCCGGACTCCTCGAGGAGCTTCTCCACCCGGTACCAGTCAGCGGCGTGCCCGCTGGAAACCTCGACGTACACCCGCTGGTTGGCGGGCTCCCCCGAGGGCGCCTGTTGCTTGGGGTCCTCGCCGCCCTGCACCAGCTCGGCCGTGGCCCGCGGGGCGCCCATCGTGAAGCGCACGCTGCGGAGGTTGCCGAGCCCGGCCGAGAAGCGGGCCGTGCCGGTGCGGTCGACGGGGGCGTACACCCCGAACCGGATCTGCCCGTTGTGCTGGCGTGTGCGGAACCCGAGCCGGTGCCAGGCCGCTGCGGTACGGCAGGCGTCCAGCAGCGGCTCGAACCGCGTAGTGAGCGAGCGGGGCCCGCCGACGCCGGCGACGTCGTCGAGGACCAGCTGCTCAATGCGCCGGACGCTCAGCGCGCCGGGCCCGCAGTTCTCGTTCACCAGCGCCCTGATGATGAGCTCAGCGTTGACGCTGACACGGGTCCACTGCACGTCCGCGGTGGTGGTCTGCGCCGCGAAGCTCACGGCCGGGTTGGGGTAGGTGAGGTACCCGGCGATCCTGGCGAGGTCGTCGGTGAAACGGACGGTCACCGTGCCCGGGCCGGCGTTCTGCGCCAGGTCCCACACGTAGTCCTGGGGTTCCTCCAGCGGGCCCGCGCACCAGATCCCTCCGTCACGGACGACGACCATGCGGTTGCCGGGCTGCAGCAGTTCCATGTACGCGGGCCGGGCGGGCAGCTGCACCTCACCGGCCGCGGGACGGTTGTGGTTGAGGTCGCACTTCAGCTGGCCCCACCCGTCGAGCGGATCACCGAGCCAGTTCAGGTTCCGGTCAGTGACCAGCAGTTGGATGCTCATGCGGTCTCGTATCTCGGGTAGTACGTGAGGTCGACAGCGCTTCCCGTTGTTGCGCCGGCCAGTTCGAACGTCACCGGCGTCTCGCCCGGCGGCAGCGACCACAGCACGGCTGACGGCCAGTCCAGGCCGCTGATCAGGTTCTCTCCGCTGCCGGACCGGACCCGGGGCGGATCCGTCGAGATCGTCACCGTCTCGCCGGCCAGCAGCGCGCCGTGCGCGGTGTCCGTCATGGTGAGGGTGAAGCTGTCGCCGGTGTCCTCGCGGGTGAACGTGATCGCCGACGCGGGACCGGTGATGGTCCACTCCGGCCACATGTCGACGTCACCGGAGTTGGTGACGGTGGTGGCGCCGAGGACCTGCGAGGAGGACACCGACGGGTACGGCGCGAGGTAGTCGACCGATGCGCCGGTCTCGCGGTGGACGGTCTGCGCCTGGACGTCTTTCCAGTACGGGTCCTCGCACCACAGGGTGACGACTGCCGAGTCCCAGGTGATGCCGGTCGCTGTCCTCCCCTGCCCGTCCCAGCCCTGGCTGTAGTAGACGGCGATACGGCGGGCGGTGCCGTCAGGGCGGGCCACCTCCAGCCAGCCCGGGCCCTCCCGCAGCGTCCTGGTGAAAGCGCGCGCCAGGGCCCGCCAGTTCGCCATGAACGCCAGATGGTCGGCGCCCTTGACCAGCACCGGCCACACGATGGTCCGCGGCTGCGGCTGGACGTGCCGCAGCCGCGCACCCCCGCGCGGGTGAGGATCCGAGGTGAGCGTGTACGGCGTGGCCCCCAGCCCGGACACACCCTCGGCGAGGGTGTACCAATCGGCGGCCAGGTCGGTCATCGGCCACCGCGTCCCGGCCGGGTCGATGTACGTGATCGACGCGTACCCGATCTCCGGCACCTCGATGGGCGGCGGAGTAGTCGGCTCCTCCGGTGTGACGACCGGTGCTGTGATCAGGGGCATCTACCCAGGCCTCCCCACACGCTGCCGAGCCTCTTCCTGCCGCTGGATCAGCCGCAGGTCTTCCACGTCGATCACCGAGGCACGCGGGTACACCTGGTAGGTCACCGACGGCCGGTCACCGCCCGCAGTGCTCGCCGACGCAACCGGTGCGGCGGGCATGCCCGGGCGGGCCGCCCGTCCCACCGGCAGGTTCCCGGCGTTCAGGGCGTCCATGAACTTCAGCCCGTACCGGGCCACGGACGCGGCCTTGACGATGTACTCGCCGGCCGACGCCAGCACGGGGATGGAGTCCGACATGCTCGTGCCCGGCCCCACCAGCAGACCGCCGCCGGGGAACCCGGGCACGCTGCCGCCGCTGGCGTACCGGCCGACGGCACCGCCCTGGGCGTAGCTGCCCGGCCGCAGCTTCTCCCGGTTGCGTACCTCTCCGGTGGCGCCCTGCACGATGTACTTCGTGACCACGTAGGTCGTCGCGGTCTTGCCGTCCAGCCCGTTGAGCTGACGGCGCGCCGAAGCCAGCTGCCGTTCCAGCTGGGAAATCTCCGCCCGCACTTGCGCCTTACGGGAGTCCGGGACCGTCCGCAGCCGCTCCTTCGCCCGGTCGATCTTCGCCTGCAGGTCCTCCATGTCGCCCCGCAGCTTGGCCGTCTTGTCCGGCGTCTTCAGGATCTGATCGGCCAGCGCCTTAGCCTCGCCCCGGGTGAGGCCCATCTGCTGGGCGCTCGCGATGAGCTGCTCACGGCCCCTGGAGTAGATGCCGTTGACCGTCTCCCACGACTCGCCGTTCTCGCGGGCCGCCGCCGCGGCCTCGTCGGTCTTCGCCGCGAGGTCGTTGAGGGCAGTGGCGGCGGTGCGCTGCTTCTCGGTGTTGACGACGAGCTTCCCGCCCTGCATGTCGAGGACGCCGGCGTTCTCCCGGGCGGCCTTCGTCGTCGCGTCGATCGCCGCCTCGAACCCGATCATCCCGGACAGACCCTGCCGGTTGACGTCGTTCAACGCCTGGATGCTCTGGCGCAGCCCGTCAGCGCTGGCCTTCTGCGCGTCGAGCTTCCCCTGCACCGCCAGGGCCTGCTCACCGAACAGGCCCATCGACTGGGCGGCCAGCTCCTGCTCCAGGGCCTGCGCGGCCAACGCGTCGTTGTAGGAGGTGAGCTTGTCGCGCAGCCCGTCCGTGCTGTAGCCCTGCTCCTCGAGCTTGGCGATCGTGTTCTCCAGCGCGGCCGCCGCCAAGTCGGCGTTGCCGCCGGACACCAGGGAAGCGAGCGCCTCGTCGAACGCGGAGACGTCCTCCTTCGCCTGCTTGACCGGCGTGGAGTCCATGCCGAAGAAGCTGGTGATGGACTGCTGGACCTGGTCGATTCCCTCCGGGTCGATGACCCGCTCGAACGCCAGCCCCAAGTCGTTGAGGTCGGCACCATAGAAGCGGAGCGCTTCGCCGCTCACCTTGCCCGACTCGCCGAGCGCCTTGAGCGACGTCGCCAGTTTGTCGACGTCGGGCTGCGGCTTGCGGCTGCCGGCCGACAGCTGGTCGAGCGTGATGAGCAGCAGCCCGATCCCGGTCCCGGCCATCGCGAGTTTCGCTGTGCGGGACAGGGTGCCGATCGCCGCGCTGGTCCCGGCGAGCGCGCCAGGTGCACCGGCCGCCGCCGCGCGCATGGCGCCGATCTGCACACCGAGGGCGGCCAGGCCGGCGCTCATCGCGGCACCGCCAGCCGCGGCGAGCTTGACCGCCTTGATGGCGATGGCCAGCTGCAGCAGCGCGGCGAGCGCGTCCGGCGGCACCGCGCTGACGATGCCGGAGAGGGCGTTGATGACCTCGAGCATGCCGACGCCCACGCCGGACCCGGCCTCGAGGACGTTGAGCAGTGCTTCGGCGACGTTCTCCAGCGTGTCGAACACCATGGGTCCGGCGGCCTGCGCGTAGTCCCACCACTCCTGCAGCGCACCGCCGTTGAACTCGCCGCTCTGCAGCTTGGCGAGGAAGACAGTCAGTCGGTCGATGCCGTGGTCGAGGGTGTCGGTGGTGAACTTCTCGAACCGGCCCGTGAGCGCATCGAAGCCGGGCGTCGAGATGGCACCGCCGACCAGCGTGATGAGCCGGTCGAACTGGGTGGATGCGCCCTCGACGAGGCCCGTCGTCTTCGGCAGCAGCGCGTTGGCGACGGCCACGCCCTTGGTGAACGGGGCCATCACGTCGCCGGACAGCTCGTCGGACCACTCCTTGAAGTTGTCCTTCAGGATGCCGACGGCGACCGCGGCCTCCCGCGTTGCCGGGGGCATCCGCTCCAGCTGCCGCTGATAGGCCATCTGCGCCTTGATGGCCTCCTGGCTGGTGGCCCCGGACTCGGCCACGGCCTCCTCGTACTTCTCCTGCGCCTCCAGGGCCTCCCCGATCGCGGCGACCTGCGGGCCGAGCGCGAGCGCGTAGGCGCCGGCGGCCACGCCGACCGCGCCGAGCTGCCCGGCGAGGACGGCCGCCGAGGAGGCGAGGCCCGCCGCCGCTGGGATCGCGGCGGGCAGGAGCGAGATCAGATTCGCCTTGAGGGATTCGCCGAGCTTGCTGGACGCGTCCGACAGCGTGGCCATGCTGCGGCGGACCTGGCTGGAACTGTCGTCGACCCGGCGCTGCGCGTCGGCCAGCGTGAGGAAGCGCCCCTGCAGGTCACGCAGGTTGCCGTCGGAGTCCGCCGTGATCCCGGCCAGCCGCAGCCGCAGCCGGTCCGCAGAGTCAGCCGTGCCGTCCAGAACCCGGCTCAGCTCATCACGGCCGGCCAGCGTGAAGGTGAGACGCTCGGCCACGGGTCACCCCCTCAGTGAAGCGACGTGCCGCTGCAGCCACGCGACGAGCCGCAGGAACCGGTCGACGGGCAGCCGGTCGTACTCCGTCGGCTGCATGTGCAGGTAGTGGTAGAACAGCGGCTCGTACTGCCAGATCAGGCCGCGGAGTCCTGGCGGCCCTTCACCAAGTGGCCTTTTCCCAGCGCGTCCAGGGCGGCGTCGACGTCGTCCCGGTTGTCGGCGAGCTTCCGCAGGTGTGGGGTGACCGCGTCGATCACCGAGTCCTCGTTCTTGCTCATGGCCTCGGCCATCAGGTTGGTGAGGACCTCGTCGATCTCAGCGCGCTCGATCCGCGCGGACAGGCGCCGCCGCCACCCAGGCACGTCGAACGTCGCGAACTCCAGGCCCGGGTCGGTCCGCCGGCGGAACGCCCACAGCACCGCGCGCATCGCGGTGGGGTCCTGCGCCCTCAGCCGGTCCTCGATGGTCCGCCAGGGCACGTCCCCCATGGCCTCCTCGACGGCGGCCGCCTCCAGCGCCGACAGGTCGTCGGTGCTCAGCCGCTCGACGCTGTCGTCGTCCTGCCTGAACGCGATGATCACTGCTGTTCCTCTTCTCACGTAAGGTCGCGGCGGACGTCGCCGAGGACCCGTTCCACTTCGGCCCGCATGCGGGGGGTGCCGGCCGCGACGGTGCGCGACCACCAGCCCGACGGCCTGGCCCACTGCGTCGCCCACCGCCGCCGGTTGCCGAACACGGGGTGCCGGACGCGGCCGGACTCGATGACCCAGGGCATGTTCTTGATGTCTGCCGGGAGTCGCCCGCGGTCGATCCAGACGCGGGCGCCGATGCCTGTGCTCTGCCGGACGCTGATCTTGATCGCGCGGGCGATCGTGTCCCGCAACGGCCGGGTCGTCGGCGACGGACCGCCGCGCCCCATCCGCCCGTCCCGGTTGCGCTTGCGCCCCTCGGACACCAGCGGCTGGGACCTGATGGCCTTCTGCAGATCCTTCTGCAGCGGCTCGGCGGCCCGGCGCACGCGGCGTGCGAAGTTCTGCCGCAGGCGCGGACCGCCGGCCCGCCGCATGCGCCGGGACAGGTCAACCAGCTGGCCGGTGCCCAGGATCTGCACGCTGCTGGGCATGACCGGTCAGGGGGTCTCGGCCGGGATGGCGACGTTCTCGGCGGGCTCGCTGGTGATGGCGAACTGCGCCATGATCTGCGCCGCCGTGTCCAGCTCCCGCACCTTGGCCTGGCTGGTCACCGTCACCGGGTACACGTCCATCGTCTGGGTGGGGACATCGCCCTCGTCCATCCACACGATGAAGCCGGACGCCTCGCGCACCAGCAGCGTGCGGACGTCGTCGGAGTCCTTCGACGCCCAGAACGTGAGCGAGGAGTCGGAGGCGGTGATCTCGCCGCCGACCACCGGTGTGAACCGGGAGCCGAGGGCCGGGGTGGGGACGGTGCCGGATGTGGTCTGCCACCCGGACATCGCGCCGGTCTCACCCTCCAGCGCCGTTCCCGCGTCCAGCTCCGCCCTGGTGGGGCTGTTCTTGTTCGCGATCGTCGGCACCCACAGCACGCGGGTCACGCCGCGCCGGTAGTACCGGGTCGACGCCTGGATCGGAGTTGCCATTAGTTCTCTCCCTCAGTCCGCCGACGGCCCTTCGCCGCGGCCATCTCAACGGGCTGAGCTGCCAGGCCGGACACGACCTTCCAGCCCGACCGCTCGTAGTGCTTCACCGAGATCTCGGGGACCTCGATCTCCCGCTCGATCCCGTCATGCGTCATCCGCACCACCGCGCGGCTCCCTTCTACGTGAAGCACTTGCCGGCCACCGTCAGCAGCAGCACGGCCTGAGCGCCCCTGTCCGTCTGGTCCTGCGTCAACTGGCTGGCCTCGATCGCAGCCTCAACCTCACCGCGGCCCAGGCCGATGCTCGGGTCAGCGGCCAGCCACTCCTCGACACGGGCGCCGATCTCATACGCCCGCACCCGCGCGGCCCGCACGTCGGTGTCGCCGCGCTGCGCGATCGCCGCGACCATCACCTGGAACTGCTCCTCGCGAGAGCGGGCGCCGAGCCCGGCCCAGCCGCCGAGGGTCTGCGCGGCCTGGAAGTCACCGGCCGGGTCGCCGTCGAAGCCGACGATCAGCCAGTCCTTCGCGCTGCTGTCGGTCACCTCGGGGCCGTCCGACACCCGCACGTCCGCCAGGGCCGCATCGGCTCTGGCGAGCGCCACCAGGGCGTCGAGGACCTCCGGCACTCTGGACCCCATCACGCCACCCCCGGAGGACGCCGGAACGAGTCGAGGAGCTGCAGCACCCGGTGCGGGACGGCGTACCCGAACCCGGGGATGGGTTCGGTCACGCTGAAGTCGTCGCCGCCTCCGGCCAGTCCGCCGCGCGTCGCGCGCTGCGTCCGCCACAGATGCTGCAGCAGAACGAGCGCCGCCAGCTTGATGGTCGGCGGCACCGTGGCGCGGCCGGCCATGTACGTGACGGTGTACGCCCCCGCCGGGAAGGTGGCCCCGTCCGCGCGGCTGATGATGCCTGCGGAGCCGTCCACCGTGAGCGCGTCGGCCGAGTAGAGGGCGCCCGCCCCGGCCAGTGAGGTGACCGACAGCAGCGGCGGGTGCAGTACAGCCAGGGCCGCCCCACCGCCGGTCACCCTGTCGGTGACCTCCCGCTGCTCGATGACGCCCACGAAGCCCTCGATGACCGCGGGCAGCGCGTCGATGTACGTCTGCAGCTCGACGTCCTCACTGTCCCCCGTGATGTCCAGCTGCCGCTTGGCCTCTTCCAGCGTCACCAGCGCCATGCCCGCCTCCTACTCTGTGCCGCGCGGTGCCGTCTTGCGACGGGGCCGGCGGGCAGCGGTCTCGGCGGCGGGCGGCTGCTCCGGCGTCTCGACGGGCGCGGTGCGCACCAGTTCGGCGCGCACCCCGTCCGCCCACTTCGCCGCCTCCGGGCCGGGGAGGTCGATCTCCTCCCCGGCCCGCCAGGAGTAGCCCGGGCCCGCAACGCTCACGAGCATGCGGATCCGGGGCATCAGCGGTCGCCCAGGCCCTGGTGCAGCTGCTCGACCTCACGCTCGGCCTGAGACTCCGCGGTCTCCTTGGCCTTGTCGTGGGCCTCCTTGAGCGCCTTCACCTCGGCGTCCGGCTCCGAGGAGCCGGTGCCGTCGTCGGTCGGCCCGGCGCTCACGCCGCGCGCGGCGACGTCGACGGCGGACACCGCCTGCACGGCGAGCTGCTCCTTGGCCGCCGCGACCGCGGTCTCCTTGTCGCCGATGAACTCGGGCCGCACCTGGTCCATCGAGCCGTCCGCGCGCCGGGAGGCCATGACGATGCGGTCGTGGTCACCGTGCTCGGCGGCGGCCGCCGTGGGCTTGTTCTGCGTGACCCCGGTGTCCGGGGTCTCCTTCTTCGGGCTGGTCGCCATAAGGGCGTCCCTTCCTGTGGGTTGGCCGGATGGTCGGGGGATCAGGTGGCGGAGTTGCGGTACGCCCGGTAGGCGGCCGTGTCCTGCGGGGTACCGTCCGTGCGCGCGAACGCCAGGAAACCGACCTGGAGGTAGTCCGCGTACCGCTCGGCGAGACGCAGCAGCTGCACGTCCTGCACGTCGCGGATGAGGTAACCGGCGTAGAAGTCGCCGAACATGATCGACTTGGCGTTGGCCGCCATGACGGGCATGTCCTGGTTGATGGTGTAGCCGTAGCCGAGGAGCCCGTCCGGGGTGCCGACCTGGATGGACGGCTCCCACAGCGGACGGTTCTGTCCGTCCTTCAGCTTCCGCGCGGCGGACAGCGACGCGTCGTTCAGCATGAACTGGGCGCGGCCGCTGTTGCGGTAGGCGGGGTCCACAGAGTGGATGAGGTCGATCAGGTCGTCATAGGTGACCGACGTGGTCTGACCGGTGGCGCCGGTCTTGCCGATGACCGCGTTGGTCTGCACGCCCTCCGGCTGGGCGGTGCCCGTGCCGGTGGTGAAGTGCTGGTTCTGGGCGCGGCCGATACGGCGACCGAGGACGCCGGCCAGCCAGGACTCCAGGTCGAAAGCGTTGTCGTTGAGCAGCTGCAGCGACACCCGCACCAGCTTCGACGTGTACATGTACGCGCCGATGTCGTTGGTGCCCAGGGTCACGTCCTGCTCGGTGACCTGCGAGTTCTCCGCCAGGATCGCGCCGACGTTCGCGGTGTCGTCGTTCGTCGGCCACGGCAGCGTCGCGCCGGTCTCCGTGGTGATGACCTCGGCGACGTCCCGCATCGAGCTGTAGAACTTCTGCGCCTCGATGAGCTTGGCCCGGAACGGGGCCGGAACCATGTAGCCGCCGGCCGCACCGGTGGCCACGCCCTGGGCACGCAGCTCCTTGCCGTCGACCCAGCCGGAGCGCAGCACCGTGCGCTCCTCGGCGGACAGCTCGGTGGTGCCCTCGCGGACCCAGGAACGCCAGGCGTCGGCGTAGGCCTCGGCCTTGTCGGGGCCGCCGTGCCGCTCCTCGTCGGCGTCCCGGGTCGCGTCGAGGACCTGGGAGTAGTCGACGTTGGAGAGGCGCTGGTGGCGCTCCTCGCGCTCGATGTCGGCGGACAGCCGCTCGACGTCGGCGAGCGCGTTGTCCCAGGCGGTGCGGTCCTCGGCGGACAGGTCCTCGTCGGAGGACGCGCGGTTCTGGAACTTCTGCGCGGCGTCCCAGGCGCTCGCTCGCTGGTCGAGCAGATCCTTCAGGGTGGGCATGCGTGCCTCCAGCACGAAGGGCCCCGGCGCCGGTTGGCGGGGGCTGGGGGATGGGT